ACGGCCACTGCCAAAGCCGCCCAGGTGTGGGATTTGATGCCGTAGGTTGGCCCCGGCTTGGCCTTTGTTCCCTGCGGCCCGAGTAGGTCGATCAAGACTTGGCGAATGTTCGCGTCCTTGGCTCGCATCGTTCCGCAGAGAAAAAGTTTGATGTCTTTGCGGTAGCAGAGAGTCGGTTCGACTCTTGCGACTTCCGTAAATCGCCCGATCCAGACGCATGTCTCGAAGGTGGAAGCCCCGACCGCCATGCCGTAGGATGCAATCATTTCGATTGCCACGGCGTCGTATTCGCGACCGATGAGCACTTGGCGCATCTCAGTGTTTGGAATCCATCCGTGGTCGAGAATGACGTTGAATCCCGAGTACAAAACAAACGCGCTGTGCGTCGTTCCTGGGTCAATAGCAATGATGGTTTTCATTTGTCTTTCTTCTCAATCCGCCCTGCCTCGCGCCCGATGTAGTAGCAGGCCACGCATGAGCCGAGCGTGAGCACGGCGATAGATAAGGCAAGGGTCGCGCTCATTCAAGTCCCTCCTCAGAAGGAAAGTTAAACTCTGCCCAGTGAGTGACTGTCTCGTGTGGCGGGAGTCCCGTCATAAGCTCCCATCCATTTTTTGAATAGCACCCAATCTCCAGAAGATCGAATCCAAAATGAAGGATGACGGTCCTGTTTACCTCCGGCAAAATCGCTGCGTCTTTCCAAGTCAAGTTTCTCATTTTTCCCCCCATGTCGTTAGCCAGTAGGTCAGCGCCGCGAAGATCGCGACCGGCCCAAATGCCTTGAACGCTTCCCAAGCGAACTGAAGGTTCTGAGTGATAGTCTCGTGTTCCATATTATTTTTCCAGCGCGACAAAAAGCGCCGCGATGCCGTGAAGCGTTTTAAATTTTACCTTTGCCTCCTGAACCGAGCAAGCGTCCATCATGTCCCGAATCGGACCGAATAGAGGGTCGTAGCCCTCGCAGATGTATGTTTTGGATTTCATATTTTTAGATCGCAACCCTTGCGCTGAAATCAAATTTTCATCTTCCCGAAAAATGAAAAGATTTTTTTTAAGATTTCCCGAAAATAAATTTTGAGAAATGTCTTTACAAGCCCGCGCGTCCAATGCTGGTGCGGGTGAAACGGCTTTTTATTTTACAACAGGCCGGTAAAAAGAGAGCTGTTTTATTTGCGCTCCGCGCTTTACCTTGGCGAGTTTTTTTTCAAACCGTCCGGCGTTTACTTCGGATTCGAGAACATTGACCAATGTATTTCGGCATCTCCCAGATTGCTCTGCGATGTCGTAAACGCTCTGCCATCCCTCGCTGTGGAGTTGTTCGAGGTCGTCAATTTTTGCATCTTCGAATACCCGCGCCCATGCGGCGGTTATATCGGGAGCAGCCAGGTATGATTGTGTTTTCTTTCGCATGTGTTTACTGTGATGGTTTTGTCGTTGTAAAAGCCGTAAGCGAAGCCCTGGCTCCATCCCAAGGTAGCTCTGCGTGTGCTTGCATAGTTCATGTCAAAGCGCGCGAGCATGCCGGTACAGTGTCCGGTTGCTCCGTCGAGTGTGCGGGCGCGTTCGCTGCCGACTCGGTGCAGGTGAGCGAGAACGCAGTTACCGTAGGTCTCGGCATGGTCGCGGATCGCTTGCACGTTGAACATATATCCGTGCAGGAATTTTGTTCCTCCCAGTTCCGCGTAGCTGCGGATGTGATACGGGTAGAGACGCGCCTTGAGCTTCTTGGCGGCCTCCTCGATAGCTTGAATCGTAAGCGTTGCGGCGTGAGCTGCCAGAGCGTTTGGCGAGGCTGCGAGCTTGTAGAGCCGGGCTTCGTGGTTCCCGAATAGGATGTGCTGCGGCCTGAGTTCGTGCAGGAAATCAATTCCCGCGCTCAGATCGTCGCTCACGCTGGCTGCTCGGTCGCTGGAGTTCGGGTCATTGACGGCGCCGGTGCGAAATGCTGCTAAGTCCAAAAAGTCGCCTAAGTGGAATGTTGTATCTGGCTTCCAGCGGTCGCGGAATATCAACACCGCCTTGCGTGCTTCGGGGTCGATTTGATCACCGTGCGAGCATCCGACCGCCAGCCACTTTTTCCAGCCTTTTGAGATATTCATATAAGGTCAGGGATTTCGTTATCTTTGCGGAGTTCCCAAATGTAGCTGCGCACTTTTTCGAGAGTCTCGGCGCATGCGGTGTGCGTTCCGCCTTCTTTAGTTCGCCACTCGCGAAACTCGCCTCCGTTGTATTTAAGGAATGATCGGATTTCTTCAAGGAGGTCGTCTATCACTGCGATTGCGTCCATGCCCTTCACCGCGCAGATGTGCTCTGTGCGTTCTTCTGGCAGGTTAAATTCAAGCGTGGCTTTCATATGAGTTCCTCTTCTTCGTCTTCATCTTCCGGCGGGTGAATGATGTCACTTGCTTGGCTGAGTAGTCCTTCGACTGCGTAGCGGTTGCCGAATTTAATTTCCGAGTGCAACGTGTCGCCCTCGTGCTCCCATGTGACGATTGCGAGTCCGGCGTCGAAATGTTCGGAAAGGAGCTTGCGGACTTCAACCATGACGGCTTCGCGGCTCTTCTCCATTTTTTTCATCCGTGCCAGTTGCGGAGTGGCCCGCAGTCGATGTGAACGAATCCGGCGTAGGTGCCGATTCCGCCTGTGAAGATTTTTTCGTTGCGGACGTCCTTCGCGATTTTCACAAGGTCGGGAATGGAGACTTTGGCAGTGATGTCCAAGGCCATGAAGCGCGTGTGTAGGCTGTGCCTAGCCCCGCCGATGGCTTTGTTGTAGGCTTCGTTGCGGTAGGCCGAGAGGATCTGGATAGGCACGCCAAGCCGCTCGCGGATTGCGTCGGCTGCGTAGAGGGCTGGAATGATGTTAGGCCAAAGCGCCTGTGTGGGGATCGCGTTGCACTTGAGAAACGAATTAGAATTGCCGAGAAAGAAAACCTCTTTCGCCGAGAAGTATTTGATCCCCTGGCGGTCGAGTAGTTTTTGAAACTCGAAAATTTCTTGGCTCATTTGTCTCGTCTGGTAGGCGAGTCAAAAACGTGCGCGCCGTATTTGTTTATGAGTTCGGGCGGCGGGCTAAATGACAGCGTGACGTTGCCAGCTTTCGTAGGCCAAGAGACGGCACAGCCGGTCATCAGAAGCATGAGAAGGCAGAAGATCGTCGCCGCGAAAAAGCCGATGAAGATCGTGCGGTAGTGGTCGTCGATCATTGCCCTTTTCGGAATACGTTGATGATGCCCACAAGCCCAAGGGCTGCGACGATGATGTGATTCTGGAGTTCAGGATCGAGCGTCAGCCCGAGGCTGGCGGCGACAAAGATCAAGCCGCGCCACGTTGAAGATTGGCCGGCATAGTCGAGGATTGTATCAGTCAGTTTTTTCATTGTTTTGGTGCTTTACTTTTCGCGACATATAGACCGCCGTCAGGACGGCAGCGATGAGGCCCACGCAGGCGGTCGCGAATTGGACGCCTGCGGTGAGGTGAGGCAGAAGGGAAATGACGAAGCTTGTGGCGGACGTTGTGGTGCCGACTAGCGCGACAAAAAAAGGATGGTCGTTCATAGCTTTTGAATCCATGCGGGCAGTGTGGTTCCTTCCGGCAGCATTGCGCTCCAAGTCCACTCGGTCGGGTCTTCGGGGTCGTCTGGTGTCGGGATAAGCGTGACGCCCCACTCCATCGGGCGCGTGCCTCCGTCGCCTGTGTCCCAGCAGAACCACGGCAGATCGTTGTCTCGGAGTTCCGTGGCTCGGTAGCGCGGCATGGGAGAGTTTGCGTTCATGGCAGTCCGAGTCCTTGGCCGAGGGTGTTTTTTAGCAAATCGTTAAAAACTGAATTGCTGACCGTTCCCGATATTATTCCAGCCAAGGCGATCGGCCCATTAAACCCGCGCGCTCCGTCGCTCCTTGAACCAATAAAGACCTTTGGAGTTGCGCTTGTGTTGAGCGTTAATCCGTGAGTTGCAGACGCAATTTGAGTTCCATTTTTTGAAAGGGCGTGAGTGCTAGAATTTAATTGGTAGATGTGAGAATCGAAGTTGGATGAAAGAGTGTATGCTGGCGTGAGGCCATTGTTTGCCGTTGTAGAAAAAGCAAATGCGGAATTTTGAGTCCCGGCAAAATTTTGGAATCCCAATGCCCAATTTCTGTTTGGATTTGTTCCCGTGTCATTGTCTATAATGGACGCGCTTGAGCTTACTGGAACTAAAGTCACTTTTGTAATTGCAAAAGCAACTAATGGGTAGGTTACAAAAGACAAATTGGTTGAAATTTGCTGGCTAGAAGCAGCCGCAAAAGTTATCCCATCCGCCCCCCAAGTAGGCCCGTTTACGAGCGTGCCGTTGTATGTCCCCAACCCGCCCAGCGAGTATGCCGTTGAGCCAGTGCCTGCGTTTTGCGATGAGCGGAGCGGCCAGCATACCATGCTGCTGTAAAGCCCGAGTTTTTTAACTCCCTTTATGAAATGATTGATCGCAGCGCGGTCGGTCGCCCCGCTGGTGTTGATATACGCCCGAGCGTCTGCGTCAAATGAAGATGAGACAAATGGGAAGCTGAGAATCATTTTTTAGAAAATATCGCCTGCGAATACCCAGCTATCCGTGCCCAGCTTCATAAGAGAAGCTACGCTGTGCTGGCTTGAAAGATTGCTGGCAGCGCCCGCTGCACTGATCGTGACGCCTGCCCCTGCCGTCACAGCCACGCCGCTGACTGCGGAGCGGTAAAGGAGCACCTGTGAGCCGGTCGGGAATGCCGCTGTCGAGTTCGGCGGGACGGTGATCGTCATGCCGGTAGTCGCATTGATGAGGCCGTAGGCGTCGGAGAGTGCAAGCGTGTAGGCAGTGACTGCCACGGAGTTAATCGGCAGCGAGAATTGAGGGACGGGGGAGAATGCATCCGCGTCAATGAGTTCTTCGGAGACTGAGCAAGGGCTGAGAATCACGGTCTGCCGTGTGCCGCCTTCCGTAAGTTCGATTTCGAAATCTAGCTCAACTGCCTGTTCGTTGCCCACCAAATCCCGCAACGCGTAGGTTGCAAAATTGACGTCTGCGGTCTTGCCTGGCTTGGCAGTTAGTCCGCTCTGAATCGTCATCACGGGCAGGTCGGCAAAGCCCTTGGCCCCTGCAAAGGTGATGTCGTAATACTCGCCTTCAATGCCGGCGACTGTGACGCCGCCAGAGCCGATCGAATCAAGCGCGCCCAATGCCGATGCAATATCTTCCGCCGTTGCGTTGGCTGCAAGAGGCTCTGTCTGGCGAAGTGTCGTCAGGACGCTGCCGGTTGTGGCTGTGCCTGTAAGTGCCGTGCCGCCTGCCGTCACGGATACCGTGAATTGGGTCGGCTGCGGCAGAGCGTTTACGAAATACTGTGTGCCGTTTGAATAGCCGGTTAGTGCCGAAAATCCCGTGAGCGTGACGGGTTGATTAAGCGCAAGGCCGTGGTTTGCGGGTGCGATAAATACGCCTGCCGTCACAAGCGAGCCGATGGTGATTGACGAGCTTGGCGTTGTCAGGCGGTAAGTGCCTGAGAATGGCTTTTGCGAAAACGAAAGGCGTTGAACTTCGTTGTTTGTTGCGGAGCCTGTGACTGTAGTCGCGAGCGTGGCAGTGACGGCGGTCGATAGGTTAGTCCAAGTCGATTGGAAGACGGCGGGAGCCAAGCGCAATTCGATTTCTTGGACCTCTTTTGCCGATGCGCTCCCTGCTACACGCTCGCCGATAACGGCGACGGTATCAGGAATGAGCTGAGAGACGTCGGCTGTTATGCTTCCGCGCGTGCCTGCGGTTGCAAAACGAACTGTGAATTGCTCCGAGAGTTGGCCTGTCACTGTCACTCCGCCCGCGCTGGAGATCGCTGCAAGCGCGTTGAGCGCGGTCTGGACCTGTCCGGCTGTTACGGCTGCGTCGAGTGCGCTGGTCGTGTCCCCGCCGAATGTGAGCGTATAAGCTCCCGTCTCGGGCGTGCCTGTGCGCGAGCCTACGCCAAGTTTGACGCTCGAACTGGTTTTATCGACAACGGTAAACGGCGCGCCAACGATTCCTGTAGCCTGTAAAAAGTAAAGATTGAATGTGCCGTTGTCGCCTTTTGTGAATTTCACCGGCGCGGCTGGAGAGAGGTTGGTTTCGCTCGTTGCGAGCCGATTATTAGTAAGGTCGATGAAAAGGTCGCGTGCCATGTTAAATGGCGGAGGATGTCAAATAATTACGCGCGGAGTCACAGCATCCGCCAATTCTCGTTACGCCGTCAGGGTGTGATTTTGCATGCCTCTCATGTAGGCGTCTGGCATGCTCCTCGGTGTTTTCTCCAAGATGAATGCACGCCACACAATTTCCCAGAAATGGTTTGCCCCCGTAAAATTCAAGACTGCACGAAATATGCCCACGTGCGGAATTTTGAAAAACGCACTTATCCATGAAGCACCTCCAAAGCAGGAGACAAGACGATGGTCGAGTTTACGCACGAGGGTTGCCCGTATGGCAGCGGAATTGTTAAAACCAGTCGGTAATTCCCGTCGGCATCCGCAGGCGGCAGCGATGGAAAAACAATGATTATTCCCACGGAGCTTCCAACGGAAATTGTGCCCAGATAAGTCGGCGAACCTAGGAATGGAATAGTATAAACGACTTCTGAAATTGCAGACGAAATCCCGCCCGAGTTTTTTCCAGTCAGTACTGAAGACATCCCGAAATCGTACGGAATGAGCGGGCACTCCTCCCCTTCTGGCAATGATTCTGGATCACATTCTGGGTCAGGCCCGCCGTCAATAACTAGCTCGCTCTCGCATGCTTTAAGCTGTAATTGAAAAACGTAACCATCGGATTCCACGGGAGGAGATCCGACGCCATAGGTTGCATATATTACTCCAGTGACCTGACCGCAATTACAGCAACAGGCGCATGAGACTTTCCCGTCTGCTGTGATTATTACATTCTGCGTGCCTGCCTTTAATTTGATCGAAGGCATATTTAGCAAGCCTCAGTCTCAATCCACGCGAGCGCCCCATCGACCGATCCGAGGACGTAAGTGCCAGAGGTCGGGAGTGCCGGAATTTTCAGCCTGCGCTGGGTGTGTCCGCCTTGGCCGGGAAAAGATTCGATAAGCGATTCGTGAGCGTCGAGCGCAGCAAAAACAAAGTTTTGCATGAGGTCGGTAGCTTTAATCGCATACGGATAGTCTGACGCTGTTTTCCCTTTCGGGAGTAAAATTTTTTGCTGGAAATCGACTGGGAGCGTTGCTGC